TTCGCCCGATTTCCCCCCCTTCGGCCAAGTTCGGGGACCGGTTCACCCCGATCCGGGCCCGCCGCCGCCACCTTCGCTCCGATCGTCGGCTATCACCCACCGTCGCACCCCGGGTTCGTCGCTCTACGGGCTCTCTAGGGCCGTGTAACACGATCCTGGTGGCACACTTGGCCCATGTCGCCCACCGAACCCGATCCGATGCCCGATCCTGAGCCTGATCCGGCGCCCGAAGAAGTCGACGGCTGATGCCCGCCCCCGTCATCTACGCCATCTCCCCGCGCATCGTCCCGGCGGCCGGCACCGGATCCCGGTGCGTCCAGGTGGTCGGCAACCTCATGGACCCGATCACCGCCACGATGACGTTCGGCGGTGCCCCGCCCGCCAACCTCGAGCACATCTCCGCCTTTCTGTGTCAAGGCGGCGCCCCGGCCCACGCCGCCGGCGCTGTCGATGTGGTCGTGTCGACCCCGGGCGGCACCGCCACCCTGGTCGGCGGCCTCACCTACGTGTAGGCCGTGTGGCAAACCGGAAGGGGCGCGTCGAAGCGGCGCTGGACCGCGAGCTCCGCGACCACCCGGAAGTCACCGGCGGCGAACGGGCCATGCTCCGCGCCCAGGCCCGGGCGATCGACACCGCCGAAGCGGTGGCCGACCCGGACAAGGTGACGGGCGCCACCCATGGCTACCTCGAGGTCCGTAAAGCGGTCGGGATCACCGGCGGACCAGTCGCCACCAACGACCCATTCGACCAGCTTCTACGAGAGTTGGCCCAGCCCCGCATGGGCGACCCGGCGCAACCCTGAACGCCTGACCTACGGCCCCGCCCTCGGGACGATGGCCCGCTGGTTCGGCCGCCCGTTCATGGGATGGCAGCAGTACGTGGCCGATGTGGCGCTCGAGGTCAACGCCGACGGCCGGTTCGTCTACCAGGTGGTCGACGTCGCCGTCCCCCGCCAGTCCGGGAAAACCACCCTGTTCGGTCTGGTCATGGAACACCGCGCCCTCACGGTGATGGCGGCCCGGGTGTGGTTCACCGCCCAGGCCGCGAAGGACGCGAACGACTGGCTACTGAACGAACACGTCCCCATGCTCGAGGCAGCCGGCGGTGAGATCAACGTCCGGCGCGCCCAGGGCTCCGAACATGTGCGCTGGCGGCGTTCCGGTGGCATGGTCCGCCCGTTCGCCCCGCAACCGAAGAGCCTGCACGGCAAAACCTCGGACCTGGTCGTGGTCGATGAGGCGTGGTCGTTCGATCAGGTGCGCGGCGTCGCGCTCGATCAGGCCATCGTCCCCACCCAGGCCACCAAACCCGGCGCCCAGGTGTGGAAAGTGTCGACCGCCGGCGATGACCATTCGAAGTGGTGGCATGCGTCCGTAGAGCTCGGACGCGCCGCCGTCGCCGCCGGCCGCCAATCGGGCCGCTGCTACTTCGAATGGTCCTGCCCCGACGACCTGGATCCCACCGACGAAGAGACATGGCCCGGGTTCCACCCGGCGTTCGGGCGCACCATCGGCCGCGACGCCATGCTCTCGGCGTTGGACCAGCTCGGCCCCGAAGAGTTCGCCCGCGCCTACGGCAACCGGTGGCTCCACACCGTCGCCCGGGCCATCCCCGCCGAATCCTGGGTGGCGGCCGCCGACCACGACCAGCCCATCCCCACCGCCGGCACGTTGGCCCTCGGATTCGACGTCGCCGTAGACCGATCCGACGCCAGCATCGTGGCGGCGTGGCGCGACCACACCGGGGTGGTGCGCTGGGAGGTGGCCGACAACCGCCCGGCCGCCGGGTGGGTCGCCGGGCGGCTGCTCGAGCTCGTGGACCGGTGGCGGCCCACCGCCGTCGGCTACGACGCGGCGGGCCCGGCGCTCGACGTCGCCGATGAAGCGGCCCGCGCCGGTGTGGTGCTGTCGCCGGTGAAGGGCCGCGACTATCAGGCCGCCTGTGCCGCCGCCCTGGACGCGCTCACCGACACCCCGCCCCGTCTGCGCTACCGGCCCCATGGCGCCCTCGCCGCGGCCGCCGGCGCCGCCGGAGCTCGCACCGTCGGCGACGGCTGGGTGTGGGCCCGGCGCGGCACGGACGTGTCCCTGTCGCCGTTGACGGCGGCGACGGTGGCCGGCTGGGTGTACGACCACGCCCCGGCATCGTTGGGCGCGTTCCGGATCTACTGACCGGCGGCCGTCTAGCGTCGCGGCGTGACCGATTACACCGACCTCGTGCGGCGACTGCGGCAGGATCAGGTCAACCTCACCGGCGAAGAGATGGACGACGCCGCGGACGCCATCGAACGGCTACAGGCCGATCTGGCCACGGCGTTCGCGGCGTTGGTGGGGCTGCGGCTTGAACCTTGGCAGGCAGCCGCCTTGGCCAAAATTGGCCAAACCAGGCCCAAGCGTCACCACTTGACATAAGGGCCAGTACCGGCGGGGGCGGCGGTGTTACGCCAGACTGCCGCGTCAGTGTCGATGATGCTCACCCCCACGTTGGGGCAAAGGGTCGGGGTGCGCGACAGCGGCGGGCTTTTGCCCCCGCCGACCGGGGCCGGCCAGTCCCTGCTGGTGTACGACACGGGCACCGCCCGGCAGATCCCGTCGGTGCAACGCTGCTTGCAGATCTACTCCGGTCTGGTGCGCCAGATGGCGATGAACGCCTACCGGGGTGGCACCCCGCTGCCGCGCCCGGCGTTGCTGGATCAACCGGACCCGTTGAACGGTGGGCCGTGGTTCGTCGGGGTCAACGTGGAGGATTACCTGCTGAACGGCAACGCCATCCACATCGTCACCAGCCGCGGGGTGGACGGCTGGCCCCGGTCGGTGCAGTGGTGGCCGGCGTCGTGGTGGTTCGTGCAGTGGTTCCCACCGGACATCGGCTCGGTGCGCTACTACCTGCTGGGCGAAGAGATCCCCGCCACCGAAGTGGTGCATGTGAAGCGCGGGGCGGACCGGTTCTACCCGGTGCGCGGCGTCGGTGTCGTCGAAGAGAACCTGAGCTCACTCAACCGCGTGGCGATGGAATCCGCCTACGAAGCATCGGCCCTGTCCGGCGGGGCGGTGCCCAGCGTGGCGGTGATCGTGCCGCAACCGGTGCTCAACCAGGACACCGCCGACCAGGCGAAGTCCGACTGGATGACCAAGTTCGGCGGCCCCATCCGGGAACCGGTGTTCCTACCGAACGGCTCACAGATCGTGCCGCTGTCGTGGTCGCCGTCGGATACGCAGCTGACCGAGGCGCGCAAGCAGTCCCTCACCGATGTGGCCAACATGTTCAACCTGGACGGCTACTGGTTGGGGACCCCGGTGGCGGGGATGACGTACAAGACGGCGGGCCCGCAGTACATGCAGGTGTTGCGGACATCGCTCGAGCCGGTGCTGGCCGACATCGAAGCGGTCTGGTCGATGGCGTGGTTGCCCCGCGGGCAGACGGTGCATTTCGACCGTAACCAGCTGCTCCGCGACGACCTGGAGACGACCGCCATGGCGCTGTCGACGTTGGTGGGCTCGGGGATCATCACGACGGCCGAAGCGCGGGCGTACATGGATCTGCCGACCACCGCCGGCACATCGACGCCGGTGTTGGGTCAGACCGGCGCCCCCGACACCACCGGGGAGACACCGCCCGCCCTGGTGGGTTCCCCGGAAGGAGCAGCAGCGTGACGATCTTCACCGACCAGTCCGATCCGACGATGGGCCGCGACCGGCCCCGCGTCTACCCGGCGGTGCTCGAGCTCCGCGACGTCGCCACCGTCGGCAAGTCCCCGTACCGCTACCTCGAGGGGCGCGCCGTGCCGTTCGACACGTGGACCAATGTCGGGCTGTTCATGGAGTCCCACGCCGCCGGGTCGCTCCGCCAGACCACCACATCCGGGGCGGGGCGCACCCTGCCGCTGCTCATGTTCCACGACCACCAGTCGTTCCCGATCGGCCGCTCCGACACCTGGGACAACACCCCCGAAGGGTTGGACGGGGTGTGGAAGCTGAACGATTCCCCGGAAGCGCAACGGGCCGCCGGCGCCGCCGAACGCGGTGAGCTCACCGGGCTGTCGATCGGGTTCATGCCGATCCGCTCCGCCTGGGATCCGGTCGGCTGGGACGATTGGGACCCGGACCTGGGCCCGGAGCACATGGACAAGGTGACCCGCCTGGAGTCCCGCCTGGTCGAAGTGAGCTTGACGCCGACACCGGCCTACACCGACGCCCAGGTGGCCCAGGTGCGCGCCGCCGGGGTGCAGATCCGCTCGAGCATGTTGGGGGACCGCCCCCACGCCGAAGTTGATCGCTGGCGGACCATCGTGGACGGGTTACGCTCCCGGTAGCACGAGATCGCAACCGACCCGTCCGCCGGCCGGCCCCGACCCGGACACGCCCCGCCCCACCAGTGGGAAACAGGCGCAGTCCAGCCGGGCGTCACCGTGGCGTGGCAGTCAGGGAAGCACCCCGACGCCGCCCCTTTCGCCGTAGACGTGGAGGTTGTGCCATGAACGCAGTCCTGTCGATCCTGCTCCAGCAGCGGGACGAGCAGATCGCCGTGATGGATCAGGTGCTCAACCAGGTGGCCGAACGCGACTCCCAGGACATGGTCCCGGCGGAGCGCGAGCTCCTGGACCGCGCCCGGGGCCGCATCGCGGAACTGGACGCGCAGATCGAACCGCTCGAGGCGTATGACAAGCTGGCCGCGGCGCACACCGCCGGCGGCCCCACCGCCCGCGGCGCCGGACTGCCCGCGCAGCCGCGCCGGGGCGATAACGAGACAGCCCCGGAGTACCGCTCCGCCGGTGGTTACGTCGTGGACCTGCTCCGCGCCCGCGGCCTGATGACCCCGGACCGTCAGATCGACACCAACGCCGCGGCCCGCATCCAGGCCCGGGTGGTGGCCGACCAGAAGACGTCCGACACCACCGGGATCCTGCCGACCCCGATCGTCGGCACGGTCGTGAACCTGATCGACGCGAACCGGCCGTTGATCACCAGCCTGGGCGGTGCTCGGGCGTTGGCCGGGGTGCCCGGTTCGACGTTCACCCGGCCGAAGATCACCCAGCACACCCTGGTCGGGGTGCAGGCCGGCGAAAAGACGCAGCTGCCGTCGCAGAAGATGACGATTGCGCCGGTGTCGTTCACGAAAGCCACCTATGGCGGCACCGTCGACATCTCCCGCCAAGACATCGACTGGACCTCGCCGAGCGCGTGGGACATCCTCGTGCGGGATCTCGCGAACGTGTACGCGGTGCAGACCGAAACGGCGGTGGCGGCGGCGTTCAAGACGGCCGCCACCCACGCCGCCGTGGTGGTCGCCACGAACACGTTGGCCGACTGGACCAAAGCGCTCTATCTGGCGGCGGCGGACTCCTACGTCAACGGGTTGATGATGCCCGACCGGATCTGGTGCTCCCTGGATGTGTGGGCGGCGCTGGGCGCGCTGGTCGACGTCGGGCGCGTGGTGTTCCCCGCCGACAGCGCGGTGGGTGGCGACTCCAGCAGCGGGCTGGACGCCGGCGGCTCGAGCCTCGCCAGCTTCCGCGGCGACATCTTGGGTTTGCCCCGCATCGTCGTGCCGACGTTCCCGGCCGGCACCTGCATCGTCGGCCCGTCCGCCCTGTTCGAAGTGTACGAAGAGGTGATCGGGCTGCTGTCGGTGATCGAACCGTCCATCCTGGGTGTGCAGGTCGCCTACGGCGGTTACGTGGCGTTCGGCTCGCTCGCCGGGCCCGCGTTCGTGCCGCTCACCCCGCCGGCCGGGCTCACCGTCCCCGCGTTGGCTGACGCCGGCGACGACGACGACGACGACAACCGCAAGGCCAAGAAGTAGCAGTGACCAGCTGGCCGACGCTGCCTGAGGTTCGGACGTTCCTGCGGATCGTCGGCACCGCCGATGATGCGGTGATCGATTCGGCCCGGGCGGCGGCGGTCGCGTACGGCAACCGGCGCACCAACTACCGGTGGGATCCGGCGGTGGATCCGGCCACCTGGCTGACACCCTTCCCCGACGACGCCCACGAAGCGGCGTTGATCCACGCGGCGCGCCTGTACCGGCGCCGCGACAGCATCGACGGGACGGTGGGCTGGGCTGACGTCGGGCTCACCCACATCGGCCGGATCGACCCCGACGTTGAATCCCTCTACGCCGGGGTCGGCCCGTTGGTGTTCGGCTGATGGGCTGGAACCGCGCCACCGTCGCGGCGGCGATCACCGCCACGTTGACCGCCGCCGTCGAGGGGGCGATCGCCGTGTTCCCGGATCCGCCGCCGTCGTTCAACGTCCCGGCGTTCATCGTCGCCTGGCCCACCCAGGTGCTCTACAACGACCCGGCGTTCGCCGTTGACACCGCCACCCTGCCCGTCCTGGCCGCCGTGGCCACCGATCAGTCCGCCCAACTGGACAACCTGCTGACCGTCGCCCTCGGCGCGCTGGTGGCTGATCCGACCCTGGGCGGGCTGCTCGCCCACGGTGTCGTCGTGGTCGGGGAACAACGCAACTGGCGGATCCTCACCGATGTGGCCGGGGCCCGGTTCCTGGCCGCAGAACTGATCCTCACGATCCGAATGTGAAAGGCGCGCACCCATGTCCACGATCGAAGACGACGCCCCGCCAGCCGACCCGGAAGTGACGCCGTTCGCCGCTGGTGACGCCACCGCCCCCACCGCCACGCCGTTGATCATGACGGACGCCTACGTCGAAATAAACGGGGTGAACCTGCGCTGTCTGAACACGCACATCGAGATCAACCCGGAGCTCAAACCGGTGGACGTGACCACCCAGTGCGGGGTGACGTCGTACCCGGGGCCGACGAAATGGCATTTCGTGGGGAAGTTCGCCCAGTCGTTCGACCCGGGCGCGACGGACGCCACCCTGTACGCCGCCGTGCAGGCGTACCAGACGTCGCAGACGTTGGCGACGTTCAAGGTGCGCCCCTACTCATCGAAGGTGGCGTCCACCACCAACCCGGAGTTCGCCGGGCTGATGGTCCCCCAGCCGTACCGCTACATCGGTGGCGACGCCGGCGCCCTGTCCGAAGTCGATATCGACTGGATCATGACCGGCCCACCGTCGAAGAACGTGGGCATCGTCCCCGCCACCGGCGCCACCGCCGGATCCCCCGGGTTCTTCACCCCGCCCGGCGCTGTCGCCCCCGCCAACCTGGCCGCCCTCACCGGGCTGACCGCGACACCGGTGGCGGCGTGGGCGACCGGGCAGTGGGTGTCCACCGCCGACGGGCTCGCCGCCCATTGGTCATCGTCCGCGTGGGTGCTGGGTAAAGCCTGATGGCGGACAGCGTCACGATCGTGGGTGTCGGCGCGCTCCAGGGTGACCTGGCGCGCCTAGCGGCGCCCGGCGGGGCGTTGGACAAAGCCTCGAGCGACGCCGCCGTGAAGCTGCTCACCCCGGCCGCCGCCACCACCCAGTCCGCCATCCCGCATGACAGCGGGGCGATGGCCTCGAGCGTGGTCGTGAAACCGGAAAGCCTGGGCGCGTCCATCTCGGAAGGGACCGGCGTCGTCTACGCCGGCTGGGTGGACTTCGGCGGCGGTCACGGCCGCCCGTACATGCCCCAGGGCCGCTACCTGTTCCCCGCCGTCGCCGGGCTCGACGCCCAGGCGGTGGACCTGTTCGATCAGGCCTACCAGGCGGCGATCGACTCCTACGGCTGGACGAACAGCGGCACCAACGCGGGAGCGGTCAGTGGATAGCGCGAACGGCAACGGCCGCCACCCCATCCCGTCGGTGGTGCATGTCGACCCGACCATGGTGAAAGTCAACGCCGGGCGTATGCGGCTGCTCACCGCCGTGACGGGGCGCACCATGGACCAGCTGTTTCAGTCCGACGAACCAGCCGACCGGATCCAGGCGTTGGCGTTCTTCGAGCTCGCCGGTTTGCACCTGGAGCTGACCCCGGCCGAACTGTGGGAGCTCGCCGGCAGTGTCGATGTGGTGTTGGGCGCCGGCGACACCCCGGACCCTTTCGGGATCGGATCCTCGACGCTCGCGCCGCCTTTTGCCGCTACTGGCGAATCCACCCCGACGACGTCGACGGCTTAGAGCCGGCCATGTTCGCGGCGATGATCCGGCATATGCGCCGCGAAGCTGACGCGATCGCCCGGGCGCGGAAGGGCTGAGCGGTGGCAGGCGGCGGCCCGTCGATCGTCGTCAAGATCCTGGGCGACCTCAAGGGTTTGGGGGAAGCGGTCACCGGGATCGGCGCCACCGCCGAATCCGCCGCCGGCCGGGCTCACGCCGCGTTCTCCGGGGTGCTGGGCACCCTGAACAAGTCCGGTGTGCTCGGCCCGTTCGGTGAATCGTTGGCCGCCATCGATGAATCGATCGGCAAGGTCACCGAACACGGCGCGGCGATCGGCCCCGCCATGATGGGTGTCGGCGGCGCCCTGGTCGGTGTCGGCGCCGGACTCCAGGCGTTGGGTTCGAAGGATCAGGCCGCCCACCAACAGCTGCAACAGTCGATCGACGCGACCGGCCAGTCCTATGAGGATTACGCCGGGAAGGTCGAAGCGGCGATCGGCCACCAGGAAAAGTTCGGGGACACCGCCGGCCAAACCCAGGATGCGTTGCGGCTGTTGACGCAGGCCACCCACGACCCGCAGCAGGCGCTCGACCTGCTGGGCGAAGCAACCGACATCGCGGCGGCGAAGCATGAGGATCTGGGCACCGCCGCGACGCAGTTGGGCAAGGTTTACAACGGCAACACCAAACTGCTGAAGGAATACGGGATCACGATCGACAAGTCCACCGGCTTGACGAAGGACGGCAAAACCGCGGTGCAAGCCCTGGCCGATGTGACCGGCGGGCAGGCGTCGGCGGCGGCCGACACGTTCTCAGGGCACCTGAACGAGATCAAGGCGCACATAGAAGACGCGGCGGCGGCGTTCGGTCAGAAGTACGGGCCGGCGATCACCGCCGCCGGCGCCGCCATGACCGGCCTCGGCGCCGCCATCGAAGTCACGTCCGCGGTCACCAGCGCGTTGAAAGACTCCACACTGCTCCAGGCGGCCGCGTCGAAAGCAGCGGAGCTCGCCCAGTGGTTGTGGAACGCGGCGATGGACGCCAACCCGATCATGCTCATCGTGTTGGCCATCGCCGCCCTGGTGGCCGGCGTGATCCTCGCCTACAACAACATCGCCGTTTTCCGGGACCTGGTCGATGACGCCGGCACGGTGATGGTCGCGGCGTTCACGGTGGTGTCGGACACCGCCCAGGCGGTGTTCGGCTGGATCCGCGACCACTGGCCGTTGCTGCTGGCCATCCTGCTGGGCCCGTTCGGTCTGATGATCGACGTGATCGTGGGGAACTGGGCCACGATCCAGGCCGCCATCTCGGGGGTGTGGAACTGGATCACCGGGAACTGGCCGCTGCTGCTCGGCATCCTCACCGGGCCGATCGGGGCGGCGGTGCTGCTCGTGGTCGGCCATTTCGACACGATCAAGCAGGCCGCCACCGACGTCTACGACTGGGTCAAGGGAAAGTTCGACGCCATCGCCGGCGCCATCTCCAGCGTGGTGGGTGCCGTGTCCGGCGCGATCGACAGTGTGGTGTCCGCGATCAAGGCACCCATCAACGCGGTCATCCGGGCGTTCAACGGCATCGAGTTCCGGATCCCCGACTTCAAGTTGCCGTCGTTCGATGTGGGCCCGGTGCACCTGGGCGGCGAAACGATCGGTGGGTTCACGATCGGATTCCCCGACATCCCGCAACTGGCCCAGGGTGGCCTGATCACATCCACCGGCCTGGTGTACGCCCACGCCGGCGAAGTCATCTCCCCCACCCCGGCCGGGATCGGCGGCCCCGCCGTGCACATCGACAACGCCACGTTCATGGACCCCGTCGACATCGACGTCCTGATGGCCCGCGTCGCCTGGTCGGTAAGGAGCGCAGCGGCATGACCGCCTGCCCCACCCACGCCTGGCTCACCCTGGGCGCGTTGCGTGTCGACCTCGAGGACCAATCCCAGGGCTGGTTTCTCGAGGCGTTGGATCTCGGCTACCCGGTGGTGCGTGATGTGGTCACCAACCGCCCCGACACCGACGGGATAGACGACCGCACCCAGTTCTTCGGATCCCGGGCCATCAGCGCGTCGGTGAAAGCAGTACCGGGCGCCGGTGCCGCCATGAACGCCGTGGCGGCGTCGTTCGCGCCGTTCATGGTCCCATCGGCCCGCCCGGTGCTGCATTACGTGCTCGAGCGGCCCGGCAACCCGGAACGAACCATCGTCGTGCGGGCCGCCGGGTATGCGTGGCCGTTGAACGATCCCGGGTTCCGGGCCATCCAGCTGCAATGGATCGCCGCCGACCCCATCGCGAAGGATCCGGCCGCCCAGAGCGCCACCGCGTACGCGGGGAGCTCGGCCGGGGCGGGCCGCCGGTACAACCTGGCGTTCAACCGCACCTACCCGGGCGGCACCGGCTCGGCGGCCACCGCGACGCTTTACAGCCCGGGCGATGTGACCGTGCGGCCGCTGCTACGCATCTACGGCCCGGTCACCGCCCCGGTGGTGGCGTTCAGCGGCGGCAACGGGGTGGCGGCGTTCCTACCCACCCTCACCGTGTCGGGCGGCCAATACGTCGAAGTCGACTGCGCGGCGCGCACCGCCTACGTGAACGGGGACCGCACCCAAAACGTGCTCACCCAGATGGACTGGGTGACCATGAACGCCAACGGCGGCTGGCCCCGCATCCCCCCGCGTACATCGGTCACGATGACGTTCACCGGCCAGTCCACATCCGACACCACCCAGGTGCAAGCCACCTGGAACGACGGCTACCTGACATGAGCGTGCTGGAGCTCGACGGGCGCGCCGCGCCGGGGACGTTCCCCATCCCGACCGGGCGGGGCCGGTGGCGGTTCACGTTGCACCGGCGCGGGTTCGCCCCCAACACGTTCGACCAAACCCAGCTGCTCGAGCTCGGCTTGTCCGCCCGCTCCCGCTCACTCACCCGCGCCTGGGACGCGCCGGCGGAGTTGCGGTTCACGATGAACGGGCGGGCCGCCGACGCCGCCGCCATCCAAGAACTGGCCCATGAGGTGTACGCGTGGCGTTGGGATGACCAGACCGGGGCCGATGTGTGCACGTTCCGCGGGATCATCGACCATTCCGAAGACGTGATCTCCGAGCAGGCGCACACCGTCAACTTTGTGGCCCACGACTACCTGGCCACCCTGGCCCGCCGGCCGATCCTGGACGCCACCCCGGTCACCTACACCACCGACCAGGACACGATCACCGCCGCTCTGTTGGCCCGCGCCGGCGGCGGTCCCACCAACCTGATCGGCTACCAGCCGGGTTCGAACCTGCCGATCGCGGTGGTGCTGGTCGGCGCCGACGGGACCACCACCCGGGCGGTGTCCGGTCAGATCCGGGCCCGCACCTACCTGGGCGGCACCCTGATCGGCACCGCCATCGACCAGCTGGCGAAAGTGTTGGCCGGGTTCGATTACGACGTGATCCCGGAACCGGCCGCCGCCGACACGTTGACGATGATCGACCACACCGGCGCCACCGGCCCGCTCGGCGCCGGCCGGGACGCGTTGCGGATCTTCTACCCGGCCCAGGGTGTGGCCCGCACCGACATGGTGCTTCAGTACGGCGGCAACGTCGCCGCCGTCACCCGGACGGTGAGCTCCGCCGATTACGCCAACACGATCCGCTCGCTGGGCAACAACGGCTCGAGCGACCCGGCGGTGGCGCAGCTGATCAGTTTGCAGGCCAACACCGACGCGTCGGGGGTGACAACCGGGTGGTGGCCATTCGCGGACACCGGCCCGTCCGATGTCAACCAGCAGGCCACCCTGGATCAACGCGCCCAGGGCCTGTTGGCCAACCAGGGTGTGCTGGTGCCGTCGTACACGTTGACGATGCGCCCCGACGGCTACGCCTGGGGCAGCCCCAACATGGGCGACACCGTCCCGCTGGTCATCGCATCCGGCCGGTTGCAGGTCAACACCACCGTCCGGGTGGTCGGCATCACCTGGACCATCGGCGACGACGGCCAAGAAGACGTGGCGGTGGTGGTGGGCCGCCCGTTGACATCCCTGGGGGACCTCCTAGCCCGTCAGACAACCGCGATCAACGCATTGGCACGGAGGTGACCACATGACCCGTTTCACGCCGCTGTGGCAGCAAGGCGGCTCATACTCCGCCCAGGTCGACCGCGGCCTGATCGCCACCTTGTGGCCCACATCCGCGTCGGCGGGGGCGCCGGCCGCCACGGTGGCCAACACGATGACCGTGTCGATCCCGCCCGGGGTGGCCGCCGTCGCGCTCACATCCGGCCAAAACTCCGCCTTGTGCCGCTGGGACGCCGCCGAAGTCGTCACATCCCCAGCGGCCCCGGCGTCGGGCAACACCCGCATCGACCTGGTCGTGCTGCAAGTACGCGATCCGCAGCTGGACGCCGGCGTAAACAACGACTTCATCTTCCTGGTCGTGGCCGGCACCCCGACCACCGGCGTCCCGGTGGCGCCGACCGTCCCCGCCAACGCCATGGCCATCTGCCGCTACACCGTCCCCGCCGCCGTCGCCAACCTCAACGGGGTGACCGTCATCGACTCCCGCGGCCCAGTGATGCCGTCCGCCACCCAGGAGTTGGCCTACGCCGAAAACCCGGCGGCGGTGCTGGTCAACCAGACCACCGAAGCGGCCGCCAACCTGGTGGTCGCCGCCCCCGCCGTCACCTTCGACGGTGTCACCCCGGTGGTGGTCGAATGTTTCTCCCCTGCCGTCATCCCGGGATCGGTGGCGGGGACGCTGGTGTTCCTGCTGCTGTACCAGGACAGCGCTTCGCTCGGGAAACTGGGTGTGGTCATAACCCCGGTCGCCGCCCAGATGGCTGTCCCGGCGTTCGTCACCCGGCGGCTGACCCCCACCGCCGGATCGCACCAGTTCTCTTTCGCCGCCTTTCAGCAGGGTGGCAGCGGTCAGGTGGTCGGCGGCACCGGCGGCCTGGGCAACTACGTCCCCAACTACATCCGGATCCGAAAGGCGTGAACCGTGGATGAGTCGACCGCCGACGACGGCGCCCTGTACGCGTTCTTCGACTTCCTCCGCGCCCGTCAAGCCCTGGGGCGGCCGCCGTTCGATCTCGAGGACCTGGCCCAGTTCCATGACGCCGTCGACCGGTTCGTAGCGGGGGACCTCACATGATGCTCACCGATCTAGGGCAGGCGTTCGACGCCGCCGGCCTGCCCTGGGTGGGTGTCGGCGCGTCCCCGTACGATCCGACCGGCGCCGCCGACTGGACCACCCGCGGCCGCCCGGCGTCAACCGGCGATTTCCGACCGTCGGGGATCCTCTGCCATCACACCGCGAGCTCGCCCGGCGCGTCGCCGCAGGCGGATCTGAACTGCATTCTCGCCGGCAACCCCGACGCGCCGGGCCCCATCTCCCAGCTGTTCATCGGCCGGGATGCGGTGCTGCAAGTGGTGGCGGCCGGGCGGGCCAACCACGGCGGCCGCGGGATCCGCCCCGGTGTCGACAGCACATGCAGTGACATGAACTTGCACCTGCTCGGAATCGAAGTCTCAAACGACGGAATGGGTGAACCCTGGTCGGACGCGATCATCGACACCTACGGCCGCACCGTCGCCGCGCTGGTCGACTGGTACGGCTGGCCGCTCGAGGCGATCTACCTGCACGCCACCACCGGCCCACCATCCGGTGGGTGCAACAGCAAGATCGACCCGGCGGGGCCGTGGCACCGCCAGCCCGGGCTGCCCGGCGGCGGCGCCGGGACCTGGGACCTCGACGTCTGGCGCGCCTGGTGCGGTGAACAGCTGCCCGGCCCCACCCCGAAACCCCCACCGAAAGGGGACCTTGTGCTCACGCTCTTTCAGTGCACCGACGCCTGGGGATGCTTCCTAGGGTTCGCGTCCGGCGGGATCGGCCAGCTGGTCGAATGGACTCCCGGCGACGTCAAGGCCTACTACGAGACGCTGGGGGTGGGCGTCCAGGCGATCACCGTTGAACAATGCTCCGGGTTCACCCTGATGGGCCCGCTCCCGCAAGGCGACCAGCAACACACCTGGACCGGTGCCGAGTTCCGAAGGGTGATCACATGACCGAGTTTCAAGCCTGGATCCTGCTGATCGAAGTGGGGATCATCGCGTTCGTCTACCTGCTCGGGCTGTTCGGGCGCGCCAACCGGCCGTGACCCGGCCCCGGCGCGACCCGGTCGACGTGGTCGCGCTGGTGCTCGCCGCATCATTGGGCGCCACGGTGCTCATGATCCTGATCGCCACCACCGTGCAGATCCTCAACTCGAGCTTCCCGCAGGTGACCCTGTCCGAAAACGCCACCCAGGTGCTCATCGCCGGCGTCGGCGGCCTCACCGGCCTGATCGGCGCCTACATCGGTGTCCGCGCCCGCCGGGTCGACCCCCACGATCCGCCGTGATCCGCGATCTGGCCACGCTCGCCGTCGTGGCCGTCCTGGTCGTCGTGGTCGCCCTGGTCGTGGCCCGCCTGCTGCCGACCATGGACATCATCGGGCCGCCGTCGACCACGACCACCACCCAATGAGCTCACACCCGGCCCCGACGGCCCGGCCCCGGCGGCGACCCATGACGGGGCAACTATTCGCCGCGCCGGTCGCCCGCACTGACCGTGACGAACGGTTCACTCCGGCGTGGGTGTTCGACGGGCTCGGGCTGGTGTTCGACCTCGATCCGGCCGCCCCGATCGACGGCGGCGACCACGTCCCCGCCCGGCGCCGGTTCACCCGCGCCGATGACGGGCTGGCCCAACCGTGGGCCGGGCTGGTGTGGCTCAACCCGCCGTTCAGCGCTGGGACCGCCTGGGCTGACCGGTTCCGGGTCCACGGCGCCGGGGTGTTCCTGGGCCCGGTCGCTAATGCCCGGTGGTGGATCGACCTGGCCGCCGCCGCCGATCTGATGTGGCATTGCCGGGATTTCCCGTTCGATCACCCCACCCATGCCGGGCGTCGCTCATCGATGCCGCTGGCGTTCGTCGCGATGGGCGCGAGCTCGGTGGCCGCCCTCGAGCGGCTGGCCGGCGCCGGCTACGTGGCCGGTGTCCTGGTCGAACGGCGGCGGTGTAGCGAAAAATGACTTCGCGCGTCGGTGCTGGTCACGGGGTGCGCGAAGTAGGACACTTCGCGCACCTGCTCACTTCTCCAGGACACGCAGCCCGTACTGGCGGCGCTTACCGCGAGCGTGAGCGGCCTTGTCCATCACCGGCGGTGCATGGCCGCCGATCACCAGCGGCACGGACCCGGGGCCGTCGCCCTTCATGCGAGCCAGCTGCTTACGACCGGTCGGCTCGGTCGACTCCGGCACTAGCGCCGGGCCCTCGAGCACCGCGCCGCGCGCGGCCGTCGTGTCGTTAATCGGTGGCGTCGCCGTGTCGTTAATCGGCGCCCTCTTGGCCGGCGCCTTCTTGGCCGCCGCCTTGACCTTCTTGCGTAGGTCGGACTTGATGATCTGAGACGGTTTCAAGTTGAGACTGAAGGGTGCTACGGGGCGGCCTTGGTCAAACTCAATGATCGCCAGCTGAGCCTTCGCCGGCGTGAGGACGAGGTAACGGCGCCCGGTGGCGGGCCGGGTATAGCGGATCGTCTGGAGATCGACGGACACATGCTGCGCGTCGGGTATCTGTGCCTTGATCGCATCCGCGATCATGCAGTGGGACGAATCGGCCCGGCAGGCGCGATCGATGAGATCGGCGCTCACCACGATCTGCGGGTATCTAGGCATGCTGCTCCTTAATCGTGAAGGGATGAAGGGCCGAAGGTACCCCCGATTAACGACAACAGGTGTGGGCCGTCCGGCCCCTTCACCACTTCGCCGCTGCTGCTTTCAGGCGGCCGCCGGCCAGCTGCGCGTAGGCCTCGGTCTGCGCGACGGATGAGTGGCGTAGGAAGTCGCGCACCACCAGCAGGTCGCCCTCGAGCTCGAGCATCCGGGTGCCGGCGTAGTGGCGTAGCTGGTGGGCGGTGCAGGCGGCCCCGACGCGGCGTAGGTGGCGGTTGACGACCTGGGACACCCGGGCCGCCCTCATGGCCTGCCCGGCGTTCCCGGTCACGATCCGGCCCCGCAACCCGTCGCCCTGGGCCACGATCGCCGCCAGCGGTGCCACGATGGGCACGTAGGCCTCTTTGTCGCCCTTGCCGATGACGTGCAGGCGGCCCGAAACCAGGTCGATGTCGACCCAGTCCACGATGGCGACCTCGCAGCACCGCAGTCCGGCGTAGGCCATGAACGCGCAGGCGAGCTCTTCCCGGTCGCGGCCGGTGCCGACGGCCCGGCGGACGTCGCGCTCGCTCGCCGGGCGTGGCAGGCGGCGCGGGATGCGGGGGAGCTCTACGTCGCGGCATGGATCGGCATCGGTGAGCCCTTCCCGCCGCGCCCACTTGTAGAACGCCCGGACGTGGGACGCGTTGCTGTTTTGGCCCCGCGGCTCGAGGTGCTTGGACGCCAGCCACGCTTCGACGTCGCGCCAGCCGGCGGTCCGCCACCGGTCCCCGATCCAGGCGGCCCAGCCGGCCAGCACGTAGCGGCGGGCTAGGACCGTGCCACCGGCCAGCCCCCGCTGGCGTTGGTGGACGTCCCATCCCCGTAACGCCTGTTCCATGACAGTTAAAGTAGCTGCAATGGCTACTCATGAGAATCTAGGGCGCCGGGCCTACACCCCGGCGGAGGTGGCGGAGCTCTACGGTGTCCACCGGCTGACCGTTTACGCCTGGCTCAACTCCGGCGAGCTCGCCGGGATGCGCCTGTCGACCGGGTCGAAAGCCCAGTGGCGGATCTCGCCGGCGGCGCTGGATGAGTTCGAGAAAACCCACGTTAGAAATAGCGCCGGCTCGCCGCCGACTGCATGGACGCCGCCACCTGGATCGCTCGGCGCGACCAGACCGCCCCCACTTACCCGTAGCGAAAGGTCCACTCAGCGCGCGAAGGTGTTACGCGCGACGGCCCGCCCTCTTCCCAAAGGACGGGCCGCCTGGATGGACCTCCGAAAGCCCTCGGAGGAACAAGTGTCCGTTACCCAGTCTGGCAGATCACTGACCAGTCCGGTCGACCAGTGAGTTGGCAGGCCCGCCTACGGGTCGAGCTCTACGCCCACCGTCCCAGCGTCCACGACCCCGCCATCGCTCGCCGTGGGTGCGACATGTTGACCAAACGGATCGTGGCGATGGTCATTTCGGACGCCGCTAGCGAGATCGGCGCGCCCCTGAGAGGGATCAGCCACCGCGAGATAGCGAAACGCACCGGGCTGTACCTCGACCCCGTACAGCGGGCGATCGCCTACCTGATCCACGACGACGGCCTGCTGTTCGTCGTGAAACCTGGCGGCCCGGCGGGCCCGGCCTGGTACGGGATCGACCTCGAGCGGTGCCCGAGGGACCTCGCTGATTATCCACAGGCGCGCGTCCCAGGGACGGTCAAGGGTTCGGAACTTGTCTACGTCTCGGACGGTCAAGGCGACTGTCCCAGGGACGGTCAAGGGGTGACTGTCCCAGGGACGCGCGATTACTACTTAGACGTAGAACGACGCGCGGGCGCGGGCGCGAGCCCTGACGACGACGGCGCGGGTGACGGGGAACCGATCGAAGCTGCGCGCCCAGTGGTCGACCTCGAGACGTTGCTGATCGAGGCGATGGGCGCGGACTGCTACGAACGGATCCACCGCCCGGCGCGACCGCGGGCGTCGGCCGCCGATCACGAATGGGCATCACGCCATGACGGATGAGCTCGAGCGGCGCCGGCGGGAGCGTGAACGCGAGACGCGCCCGGTGCAGTTCAAGGCGATGGACCCGGACCTGGTCGCCGCCCGGCGAGCATGGTGGGCGGACAAGCATCGCACCGGCCACTACCCGGGCTGTCCGTGCGCGCCGTGCACCACCAGGGTTACCGGTGAGTCAACTAACGGTGAAACGACCAGGTAGACGCGCACATGTTCGCTATGATTCGGACTGTGGACTGTGACCCGCGGCAGCTGTCGCTCAGGGTGTGCGTCCGATGTGGCGCCACCGACGTGGACACCGTGCGCGCCTGGACGGAGCGCGCCGACCGGTGCTCGAGGTGTGCCCGGCCACGCCGGCGTCGGGCCGTCGCGTGACCGCGCTGCCCGACCATGGCACCCGGTCGCGTTACGTGCACCACGGCTGCCGCTGCCACGAATGCCGCGAGGCGAACACCACCGGGATCCGCGACTACCGCCACACCGGCAGCACGCGGCCCGCGCCGGTGGGCCGTGGCGCGACACTGACGGGGTGAGCTCGCACCCGGCCACGCCGGCAGTTCGCCACTGCCCGCCGGCCCGCTCCCGCTTGGGCGGCGTGGTGCGAGCTCACCCTGCCTGTCACTGCCGCGACTGCGCCCGCGCCCGACACCCGGCCAAGACATGACCGCCGGCGTACGGCTCGAGGATCTACCGGCCGACGTGCGCGCCCGCCTGGCCGCCGCCGGCGTCACCGCGCCCAGGGCGCCGAAGTCCAGGGCCGTGGCCGTCGGTGCCACCACCGTCGGCTGGGTGTGTCACACCTGCGGCGTAACGTCCACCGTGTGGGCTCAGATGGAACGCCACGCCCACGCCAACCACCACGGCCGCATCGACATCCCCATCGTGCTGGCCTGACATGAGCGGCGCTATGCAGTCGCGGCGGTGGCGTGACGTGCGCGCCTGGGTGTTGGTGCGTGATCGGGGCCGGTGTCAGATCGCCGGGCCACGGTGCACGGTGCGGGCCACGACGGTGGACCACATCACACCACTGTCGGAAGGGGGAGCGATGTGGGATCCCAGCAATCTGCGGGCGGCGTGCGGGCCGTGCAACTACGGCCGCTACCACCCGGCCCGCCTGGTCGACCGCCGCTCGAGGCGGTGGCGCTACTACACCACGGTGCCCGACCTCGAGGTGCGACTGTGACCACCACCGACAGGCGTGGTCGCCGGGTGGTGTCGACACGCCAGCGGATGGTGGTGCTCACGTTCCCGTCCCCGGCGGCCGCCGCCGCGTGGGACGCGGCCGGGTCGCCGGTGCAGGTGGACGGCGCGACCGCCGACCGGTCGGCGCCTGTCGTGGTGGGTGAGGAGTAGATCGCGCCGGCGACCGGGCCGCCGTATTCCCCTGCGGGGGGTATTCCCGGTGTGCCATTCGACCGGCAGGGGGGGTG